ATCATCAGCTATTAACCTGCTGCTTGCAAGAGTGCCAAACCATCGGCTTGAACAACTTTGTAGCCGTAGACGTTTAAGCCACGGATCAAAGTGCCGAAGTCGTTGGGGTTCTGTAAGCTCTCAACCTTAGCAATTTGTGATGCAAAGGTAATGGCAGATTTGTGACCAGCCATGATTGCATGACGCTTAAGAGCATTAGCTACAGCACTTCCGGTATAGCTTTGGCCAGCTGCTGCACGTGGTAGCAAGTTGGAAACATATACAGTGAAGCGATCAATCATACCAATCTTACCGTTACGGAGGATTGAAGATGGGTCACCCATGAACTGAGCTTGAGCAAGGTTAGATTGCATCAGGATTTGACGCTCTGTTGGGCTAATAACGAGCCAACGGTCTGTCTCAGGAACGTTTGCCTCATCCAAAACGCTTGACAAAGCAGTGATGCTTTGGAGGATGTTAGCAGCAGTTAAAGTTACAGGAGCAAGATCAGTACCTAAGTTGAAAGAAGCAGAGATCTTACCAGCGGTTGCACCTTGGTTAGTTGCAGCACCTTGGTTAAAAGTACCGAGCAATACATCGGTATCAACAGCAATCTTCATCTGCATAGCAGCGTCGTTGGTGAATACGTCCATCAACTTTGGCTTAGCTTGCAACTCGAGAACGTTGTTAACGTTTACACCAAAATACTTACCTTTGCTGATTGTCAAGGTAATTGTGCTTGGAGCAGGAATCTCATAAGCAAGATTCTGACCAATGCTGTAGTTGTTGATGGTGATTGTTGGGATGGTGTTGATAATTACGGAATCGCCCATACCAGTGATGTCGCCTTGCCAGTCGGTGTTAGCGATTTCACCAAAAACGGTTGCGGCATAGAATTTCTGTGCCAATTTGCCCGACCAGAGGGTAGGGATGAAAGTACCGGAGTAGGCTGTACCTGCGTATGCAGTTTGGCCGTTTGGTGCATTAAAACCACCCGCATTAATGGGGTAGGCTGCTGCTGGGGTTACTGTAGACATTTAAATTTCCTTTCGAGTGTCTATTTAAACTTCCGCTTTCACCCCAGGTTGAGCTCTTATCGAATTCGCCCTTCGGCAATTGCGGTGTGAATTTGTTTTTCCATATCTGCCGCTTCCTGTTCATCGTAGAAGCCTCGTCTCCAATCATTGTAAAACTGCTCAATATCCTGATTAGTGAATATTTTGTCATTTACATTGTCGGAAGGCGTCGTCGTAGAACGAGTACGGGTCGGCGCAACTTGACGCTGAAGCTCTTGCTTTGCCTTACTTGGAGCAGGAGTTTGCGGTAGGGTTTGCTTATAAGCCTTAAAGATATTAGCCACGCGGGTAACATCTAAAACCTCATAAGCATTCGATAACGCAGCTTGGCGAGGTACTCCGTAAACTGGATCTACTTGCTGGAGCCACGCTAAGAAACCTTGATCAACGTTCAAAGCTTCCCAATCTGAAACCTGCTGTCCTAGACCCATCAAGAATCTGTCTTTATCAGACACTACTTGACGTTCGGATACACTACCAAGTTGTCCTTTTAGCTCTTTGATCTCTTGTACCAGTTGTGCTTCACGCTCCCGCAGTGTTCCCACTTTGGATTCGGTAGCACGCTCGATAAGATCAATCAAATCAGGGCCAAATGCTTCTTTGTCTTGTTCAGTGATTAAAGACTCAACTACCTGTTTTTGTTCAACTTTAGTAGCCTCTACTGCAGCCTTATCAGCAATTAACTGCTGAATTTGCGTTTGCATCTCACGCACTTGACTGTGTAGACGTGGTACTTCAGCGTCATACATTCCTTTTAAAGTATGGTACTTGTGAGCCCATTTCTCTTCAGGAACTTCAGGTTGTTTAATCTCTTGTGAAACAGTATTGTCAGGCGGCAAATCATTCAGTGGCGGATCAGCTTGAATATCCTGATCTACTTGTTGATTTACTGGGTTAGTCTCCGAGGAGTCCTCCCCGGTCTTTTCGCCATTAATATCGGCCACAATACGGTCTGCTTCTTCCAGCTGTTGCTGGACTGCCTTTGGCAATGCCATTTCTATCTCCTTTAGCTCCGACTCTTACGTACGCTCCGTTCTTGACGGTCTGCGCAGGCTCGAATAACGGTCTGCTACTACGGTTTAAATACTAACCTTTACGATTAGCGCTTAGTTTGGTGACTAACTCATTCGAGTTTTTAATATGGGCGAGTAAGTCCGCCAATATTGCGGCTTCACCTTGGAGCCGGTAAATATGTTCTTGTTGTATAGTCCCTACAAGTTGTTCGAGGGTTCCATTTCGGCTGTCCCTCAGCCATTCAACTAGTGGTCCAAATTCTTCTGCCTGTAACCGTTGAAAACAACGAGCCACACGCTCATCTAGTCTTTGCATTAATTACTTGCAGAGACCTTCAGTTTTTGCGGATTCTTGAGCGTACTCTTTACCGCCGCGCATGCCTAAAGCATCGTTATCGCCGTCAGAACCACCTGCGCCCTGAGTAGCAGCACCTTTGCTCATGCCATCGGTCTTTGCAGACTCTTGAGCATATTCAGCACCACGCTTTTCCATTGGGGAAATAGCTTTCATAAAAACTCCTTTTTATCATCAGACAACTGTCTGATTTAGTTACTATTTACAACGTATATACAACTTTGTCAAGCTTTACTGCGAAAATCTATTTGTTACTGGTGCACCATCCATCAAGTTCTGACCCTCTGGCGGTGCAGGAGGTGTTCCACCTGCTTGTGCTTGCCCACTTTGTTGAGCCATTTCTTGTTGCATTTGTGCTTGCTGAATTGCCTGTGCCTCAATTGCTTTGGCTTTCATCATCTCAGCCGATGGCACAATTTTATCAACATTCATGTCAAGAGTCATAGCAGTCTGACGTAACAATTCGGCAATACCTTCCATACCGACAACTTGCTGAGCCGCAGGACTATTGAGCGCAATACCTAAGAATTCGTTACGACGTTGCTGTGCAGCTTCTTTTTCAAGGATCGAGGAAGCACCACGAGCCACAATATCTACGTCACCTTTGAGATCTGGATCGTCAGAATACCGCATGTTGTAGTAATACAAACGGTCAATACATGGCTTAATAACGTGTTCATCGATGTTTGCGATGACTTGTTTGATAGATTTTCCTGCATTTGTCATAAGCATCGACATACCAGAAGCAGTTCTACCTGCCCCGCCTGCGGGCGCACCGCCGGTCATATATCGTGGAATACCTGTATATTCATCAGCAAGAGTAGCAAACTTTTCGTATACCGCCATCAATTCATTGGCTTGTGAGCTTGGCTGATAGAAAGATACAGGAGTTTGGTTTGCACCTAATGGATCAGATGTAACTTGCCAGATCTTCCAGGGGTATAACTGAGTGATGTTTTCACCTTCAGGCAATCTGTCGATGTTGTACACAACCTGTGGGCCCGAAGCCAAAGACATGTTGTTTACTATGCTGCGAGCCGCAGCATTACAAATATCTTGCGTATCACGGCAAAGATCAGCTACTCCATGACCCCAGAACGCTCCTGGAACTTCTTCGTAAGAGGTTTTGTAATAAGGTTTACGACCTAATGGGTCTGGATTAATAACTGCTTTGATGATCCATGTGCCGATAAGCCATGCTTCGATTGGATACTCAGCCATTGGATCTGGAACTTCTTCTGGGGACATACCCCAGTCAATTAACAAACGACCTTGTACAGAGCCCCAAAACTGGAGTGCATCAATTAATTCTGATGGGTTTTGACCTGCAGCAGTTGTAGATTTACCTTCAGCTGTTGCGCGAGTAAGGTCCACATAGATCCATTCGCGTAGGCCGCCCTTTCCATAAGCTTCAAGGACTTGACGTATGGCTCCATCGCTATAGCCATCAACTCCAATAAGCTCGTGAAGATCAGCCCTTGATAACTTGTGTCTTTCAATTAGATACCCATCGTTAATGGTTGAGCAATCAGGAGCGGGGTAAATATTAAATGGGCTTACTCGTTCCCACTCTAATGCTAAAGTTTTCTGAACTTGTAGATCGTACCCACCGCCAGGCAGCTTAACCCATTTGAGTTCTGGACGATTACGAACAACTGGACCTTTTAGAATCGCAGCTGGGAAGGTAACTAGATCATCTACAAACTGAGCAAACGCCGTAGTCCACTGACCTTCGATCATCTGCTGATGCATTTTCTTTTCCATGCGCTTCGCAGTTTCTTCTGCAATCTCACCTAGCTGGCGGTAAGCAGCGTCTTTCAAGTCAAGCAGCATCTGACGAACTTCAACATCAGTTGGGTTCATACCTGACATGAGCATCTGCTCTAACTGCTGCTGAGCACGCATCATCAAG